TTTAAAAGGTGAAAAGATGGCAGAAGCAAACAACGAAACGCCAAAAATAGAAAATGCGGCAGTTAAAAAAAAGCGGGGTCGTCCAATCGGATCTAAAAATCAGGTTAGTCCTTTTAAACGTAAAGCCGAAGAAATACTAAAGAGATCGCTTACTGGTTCTCTTGATACGTTAGCTAATAGAAAGAAAAATAATCTTGAAGATATGATTATTGAAGCATTGGATAAGGATATATTAAATATAAATAAGTTAGCTTTCTTATTTCCCAAAGAAGATACATTAAAGCTAACGGCTTCTGATACGTTTACAGGCGCATTAACTGACGTAGCTAATAGAATAAAAGATTATAAAAAACCCTCCCTAAAAGAAGCGGAGGTGGTTACAATAGATAATGATATTACAGATATAGAGAGCGATTAAGCCCCCCCTTTGATTTGTGCCGACCCCTCTACCTGTATATATGTATACCCCCCTCTCAAAAAAAAATTCCATATATGGTGCTGCTAAAAAAATTTTTTCTATATATTGACAAGTCCTGAGAAATCACGAACAATGCAAGCATATGAAATAATTATGTTGTTCTTAAACAACTCTCCCCAAAATAAAAAAACGTTAGCGAAGTTATTTCATTACCGAAAGGGAAGGGTAGGTTTTATTTCCATTTTACCTACCCTTTTTCACAAGGTGTTATATGAGCAAAGAACAATTATCGGATATACTCGCTGAACTGGCATTAGACCCAGTTATGTTTGTTGAAACAATGTTGCAAGTAAAACCTGAAAAATGGCAAAAAGAATTCTTACAAAACGTCATGCAAAATCCAAGATGTGCTGTCAAGTCAGGGCATGGCGTAGGAAAGACAGCAGTTTTATCTTGGCTAATACTATGGTGGATATTTACACGACACCCTTGTAAGGTTGTCTGCACAGCTAATACTGCCCACCAATTATCAGATGTTCTATGGGCTGAAGCTCAAAAATGGGCTAGACGCTTGCCAGAATCCTTCTATTCACAAATGGATATGAAGTCTGATAAAATTAATATTGCAGGTTCGACAGATTCGTATGCTGTGGCTCGTGTGTCCCGTAGAGAAAACCCTGAAGCTCTACAAGGTTTCCATTCTGAAAACCTCTTGTTTATTATTGATGAGGCATCAGGAGTAGATGATAAGATATTTGAGGTAGGCGAAGGATCGCTTTCAACAGCAGGTGCTAAAGTTGTTATGACTGGCAACCCCACTCGTACATCAGGATATTTTTTTAATGCCTTTAATGGCATGAGAGATAGATGGACTAAGATGACTGTAGGCTGTTCTGACTCATCACAAGTATCAGAAGAATTTATTGAAGATATGTCTATAAAATACGGAGAAGATTCTAATGTTTTTCGTGTGCGTGTACTAGGCGAGTTTCCAAAAGCCGAAGATGACACAGTTATACCGCTTTATATGGTGGAAAGCTCTATAGGCAGAGATATTACAGTTGACCCCTATGAACCTGTTATTTGGGGTTTAGACGTTGCTAATTTTGGTTCTGACAGAACGGCATTGTGCAAAAGACGTGGCAATACATTAGTAGAAGATGTTAAAACGTGGCAAGGCAAAGACCTAATGGAAACAGTAGGTATTGTTATGAACGAATATGAGTCTTGCAATTACAAAGATAAACCAACAGATATTATGGTAGATAGTATAGGTATCGGTTCTGGAGTAGCGTCAAGGCTATCCGAATTGGAACTACCTGCCAGACCTATACAGGTTTCTGAAAGTCCAGCTCTTAAAAGCAAATATATGCGATTACGTGATGAGTTGTGGTTTCGAGCAAGAGAATGGTTTGAGGGTCGTGACGTTAGTATTATGCAAGACGACAAATTAATAGAAGAATTAATAGCACCTCGTTTTAAATTTACCTCAAATGGTAAAATTAAAGTCGAAGCTAAAGACGAGTTTAAAAAAAGATTAGGTGGTCGCAGTTGTGACCTAGCAGATGCTTTTTGTTTAACATTTGCTCAGCAAGCCTTTACAGCCTCTATTAGAGGTAGCCAACATCATTGGAATAAACCAATACAATACAAGGACAGTTCATGGGTTACTTAGACGATTTAGATATTATGTTTGAACCAGAGCAAGAATTTGCTGCTGATAATCCTGTGACTCACGCTCTTTTTGTAAATTTAATTGGTGAGTTAGAATCTATGCACAAAGCAGGTATAAACTGGGAAGATATCTGCAATATTACTCTTGCTGCTGCTGCGTTTAGTTTTTTTAAAGATGGCGGTAACGCTGACGAATTTCTTGATAAACTAAGTACAGTTAATATTTCACCAGAAAATATAGATATAAACTAGGAGAAAACTATGGAACAATTAAAAAACATTCTTAATTATGTTAAGAATCATTCGTGGGATTACGTTGATGCTGCATTAGGCGGTATTATCGGATTACTTTTATTCATCATTATAGTGAGTTAGAATCATGCAAAGAAGTCAAATATTAGCTATGGAAAGGGAAGTTAAAAAACCTGCTCCTAAGAAAACTGAAAAAACTGAAAAAAAGCCAACAACCAAAAAAGGTTAAGTAATGGATAAGTTAGAATTTAATGCTTTAGTGCGTAATGAGATTGAAAACGCATTAGGGTATTATGACTCAGAATATGGTACAGATCGCATAACAGCCATGAACTATTATATGGGCGAGGAGTTTGGAAACGAACAAGAAGGTCGCTCTAAAGTTGTTACAACAGAAGTTGCCGACACTATTGAGTTCATCATGCCAAGCCTTATGCGTACTTTTACTCAGACAGACGAATTTGTAAGGTTCATGCCTCGTCAACCTGAAGATGTAGAAGGTGCAAAACAGGCAACATCTTATGCAAATTATGTGCTTAACTGTCAAAACAACGGATTTGTTGTTCTGCATAACTTCTTTAAAGACGCATTATTGCAAAAAATTGGCGTTGTTAAAGTGTATTATGATGAGACAGAAGAAGCCCAAGAAGAAGAATATACTGGGTTATCTGATGACGAGCTAACATTATTACTACAAGACTCTAATGTTGAGATAGTATCACAAAACACCGAAGAATATGGTGAGGAAGGTGTTGATGAGATGGGTATGCCTGTTTCGGATTATTCCGTTTCTCATGACGTTGTTGTAAAACGTATGTCTTATGGTGGTATGATTAAAATTGACAACATTCCGCCTGAAGAATTTTTAGTATCAAAGAAAGCATCATCTATTGAAGATGCTGATTTTGTAGCCCACCGCACAACTATGAAAGTAAGTGACCTTATACAAATGGGTTATGACCGAGACACAGTTGAAAAATATGCAGGATATACAGAGTTAGACTCTAGTTCCGAAGTTGCAAATCGTTTTGAAGATATTGAAAGTAGTGACACAACCGACTCTAGCGATATGTCAATGCGTGATGTGTTAGTTGTTGAATCTTATATTAAATCTGATTATGACGGAGATGGTGTTGCTGAGTTACGCAGAGTTGTAACATTAGGTAGCGGTTTTGAAGTAGTAGAAAACGAAACCTTTGACCATGTTCCTTTTGCCTGTTTATCACCAATATTAATGCCACACAGATTAGTGGGTAGAAGTATTGCCGAACTTATTATGGACTTGCAGTTGATTAAATCAACAGTTATGCGTCAGTTGTTAGATAATATATATCTTACAAATAATGCTCGTGTAGCTGCCGTAGAAGGACAAGTTAATCTTGATGATTTATTAAACTCAAAAGCAGGCGGTATAATTCGTATGAGGCAACCTAACTCAGTTCAGGTGCTTCAGCCTCCTTTAGTTGGGCAAAACGCATTTAGCCTGCTTCAATATTTAGACGAGATAAAAGAACAACGTACTGGTTTATCTAAAGCGTCTATGGGTCTTGATGCAGATGCACTACAAAGCACAACGGCTACTGCGGTTGCTGCACAAATGAGTGCTGCACAAGGTAAAATTGAGATGATTGCAAGAGTGTTTGCAGAGACAGGTGTTAAACAACTGTTTAGACTTGTGCTTACATTATGCCTACATCATGGCAAGAAAGAACAAATGATACGTCTTAACAACAAGTTTGTACCTATTGACCCTTCTAACTGGAAACATGAGTATGATTTAACAGTTAATGTAGGGTTAGGTTCTGGTCAAACTAACGAAAAAATGGCGTTCCTTGCACAAATGGCACAAAAACAAGAACAAATATTGCTTCAAATGGGTGCTGAGAACCCATTAGTAGATTTACAGCAATATAGAAATACTCTTGCCGAGCTTGCAAGTATGGCAGGATTTAAAGATGCAACAAGATTCTTTAAAAACCCAGAAGATACACCTCCGCAACCACAGCAACCTCCTCCCCCTAGTGAAGCTGAGATGAAGATGCAATTTGAACAACAAAAATTCCAAGCTGAATTAGAGTTGCAAAAGGCTAAACAAGCTGCTGAGTTAGAATTAAAACGTGAAGAACTACAAATGAAGATGCAAATACGTCAAGAAGAACTACGTTATGAAGCACAGTTAAGAGGATTTGAACAGCAATTAGGTGCTAACCCATCTACTAATTTACCGAGAGTCGAGTAATGGATCAAGAAACATTAGATATATTAGCTGGATTAAACGCTGCACAACCAACAACACAGCAAGTAGATTATTCAGGGTTTATGCAAGATTTTCAACCTGTACAAAACTATCCTAATTATTTTGTTCCACAACAAGGTTTATTACAAAACACACCTACATTAGACACATTGTCAAATTTAGATGTTATGCAACAAAGACCACAACTTGTAACAAATATGCTTGACCAATACCCAACACTTGAAAATGACTTTCAAAGAAGTTTTGCTGTTAATCCTGACACATTTAACATGAATGTTTATCAACCATTACCTTATGATGCTGATTACTGGAACTCTTTTGTTAATCAAGGTGGAAGTACAACTGGTGGTGGTGTTGATTTAGGTTCTATAGCTGCTGGTGGTTTATTGGCTAGTAAATTATTAGGCGGTGATGATGACACTACGATTACACCAACTGATGACACTACGATTACACCAGTAGACCCAAATATTATTATTCCTACTATAACACTTGATGATGATACTACAGTTATTACAGGGAAAGGTTCTGAAACTAGTACATCAGGAACAGATGTTGTAAATGTAACAGTAACAACAGATGATGATACTAATGTAACAGGAAAAGGTGACGAAACTTCTACAAGTGGAACAGATGTTGTAAATGTAACAGTTAATGATGATGATACTAATGCAACAGGTAAGGGTGATGATACCTCTATTTCTGGAACAGATGTTTTAAAGGTAACATCAACAGAAAACACAAATAATAATCAAGGCACAGGAAG